CCTAGTCTTTCAAATGAATCTGAAATAATTTCATCAATAGAAAAGTCTTGGTCAAATTGATAAGTTTGAGAAGTAACGTTTGACATTTAACCTCCTAGTAATTTTTTAACCACTCCATGTGGATTGAAATTGAATCACCCGCTGTTGTAGCTGTTGTACCATCCCCAGATCTAATAATTACATCACCTGATGAACCACCGGTTCCAAGAGCTGGATTAGCTATTCCACCAATATTTGTAAAATCGTTATATCCATTACCATTTAATGCCATATATGGTAAATCTGCTGTTGCATCTCCTACAATACTTACAGAATCTACTTTTGCTGCTACCGACACAGAATACCAAATTTTTTGTAAAGATAACGAAAGACATTTTCTTGTGTTAGCAATATTATTTGCCACTGTTGGAAATCTTAAATTGTTTAATGTTGATACATCAATAGTAAATGTAAATTCACCTGCTGCCTCTGTGGGCATTAAAATTGTTTGTACTATTAATCTTTTTGAACCGTCAAATTGTATATTAGTTGATCCTACTGCTGCCATTTTATTTCCTTCCTACTCTAGGAGAGCGATCATTACACCGCTCTCTGAAAGTAAATTAATTATTAGTTACTTCTTACGCTGTTTACAGATTGTAAATATTCAACTGTAATAAGTGCTACACCGTTAGTTGCCGCTGCTCCTGCTGCAGTATTAACAACCATAAGAACTTCTTTATCAATAGCCGCTGTAGAATTACCTTGAGCTGGATCAGTATCTGCGTTTGATACATTAGCAAAGTTAACAGATTGAGCAGCACTAATTGTACCGAAATCATCGGCATAATTTAAAGTTGCAATAGTTTTTAAACTAGCTGCGTTACTTGGTGTAAAATAATCTAAATCAATAACTGGGACGTTCGTATTGTTAAAAGACGAAGTTCCAAAACCAATTGTAGATGCTCCACCCATATCGAAAGCGATAGGTAAATGTACTCTCCAGTTAACTATTCTTGAACTAGCTGGGATATTGATATTGTTTGTTAAGTTTTTGTTTGATGTAGTTACACTTTCAACATTACTAAAGTAGTTCCAAAGTGATTTTAATGGATAGTTTGCTTGTGTAGCAGCTGCTGTTCCATTAGCTGCATCGTAACCAATTGTAATTGCTCCAATTGAAACACCACCAACTAAAGTTACAGAAGTGATTGTTCTATATAACAAAGTACTTTGAACTGTTGCTGCTGCATTAGGACCAGTAATAGCCCCTTCAGTTTGAGTGTTTCCAAAAAGATCAGTTCCAACAATAACAAATGTTCTTACTGAGTCATTACCTGATGAAGTGATTGCAACTTTAGCAGCTCCATATACACCAGCTCTATCTAAATTTGAGTTAGGTAATACGAATGAACCACTAGCTGTAGTTCCGTCTACTGTGTCTGTTAAAGTAAGTAATCCTGCTGCAGTTCCAACTCCATTGGCTGCTGCTGTAGCGATTGAGTCTGCATCAAAGTTTAAGAACTCGTCATCAAACGCAAACGTTTGACTCATTACTACGTATCCTGTGTTTCTTACGTTTTGAGAAGGTAAGACTCCTGTTGTGTTTTGTATTTTACCGGCTGTTATTGGTCCGGAAAAGTTTGTTTTTGCCATGATATATTCTCCTAGTTCATTCTACATAGTCTCTAGGCCGTCGACTATACAGCGTCTATGTAAAATATATTATTAATTAATTTTGTATAGTGAATTATGTGTATATGATTTTTTAGTAGAGTGCAAGAACTCCTACAGTAAAAGTGCGATTTCAGCGATGTAGCTTTTGTCTAAGTAGCTACAGAAACTTGTGGAGCAGAACCTTCTACGTTATTCTGTAAGTGAGCAATTCTAGCTTCTTCAAGCTTGATCTCAGTAATGACTTCTCTAACCTTGTCATCAATTCTGACCATTTCAAGAGTATATCTATCTTCACTAATATGCTCTTGTTCCCACTTCAACTCCAAGGACCTTTTTGCTTTGTATAGGTCTTGTATCATCGATAACCTCTTCATAAGTTATTCTATTTAATCCCGGATGAAAACTTTCTCCGAGATATTCCCAAACTATACCTTTTTCTCCCAATTTGTCAAGTATAGCTTTTTCAACACTTTCAGCTGTATCTTCACTATGTTCAATATTAAATTTAGCATGGTAATTATAAGCCCAGATATTGATGAGAGTTTTTTTCATATTATTACTTTCTTAATTAAATGTGGCGGAATTTTGTCCCGCCACATAAATTTTCTTTTTAATGATTATGCTCCTGATGAAGCAAAGATACCTCTATAGTCAGAAACACCGAAGGCGTATCTTTCTCTAGCTTTGTATCTTACATTACCAGTATCGAAGTCTCCTTCCATTGACGTAGTCAACGGAGTTCTTGAGAACATCTTCATACCATTTGGAACGTCTGTGATTAAGAAAAATGCATCAGGATCAGTTAAGAAATTGTTCACTCTATAACCTTGAGGAACCATTCCCATTGAATTGATTGCATTGATATCATTATCAGCAGTCTGAGTTCTACCTTGAGACTTCATAAGTCTTTCAGCGTTGAACTGGTTAGCTGATGGAATGATCATCTTAACCGCTTTAGCAGCTATTCTTAAACCTCTTTCATCAGTAAAAGCAGCTACGTCGATTAGCGCTTGCTCTAATGAAGTTTCGTTTAAGTCAGCTTGAGTAGCAAAAGTGTTAGCTACGTTCGTACCTGAGATTGTAGTATGCGCTACATTAAATAGCGATACTTGATCTCCCGATAAGAAAGTAGAGAAGCCATTATTTAATGTGGCTGCACCTTTAACTTCTTTAGCGTTTGACATAGATCTTGCTAGGGCTTTTGTGTATCTAGAAGAAAGTCTGTCATAAAGGTTATCCTCTATTGCTTCTTCTGTGATAGCGAAAGCTAGCGCGATCGTTTCCATTGTGTATCTAGCAGTGTAAGTCTCTTGTGCTTCATCGTAATTAACACCTTGACCTTCTGCTTTTACTTCTGCATTAGCAAAACCACTTAACATTACTTCTTCTTCGAAAGCTCTGTCAGATGATTCTGTTGTATAAATCTCAGCATGCTGATTTTCATATCTTTTGTATTCCAAGCCGAATAGTGCATTCAAACCTGGCTCTAACTCTTTTACGAGTTGTGCTCTTGATATTGCCATTTTTTATCTCCTATTCTATGGTTAACTTGGTGTTACAAATTCACAAAGGTTTTGTACTACTATTACTTTTGCGAAAGCCACTGTAATGTCTTCATTCTCAGGGTCTTCTGCTACTCTTAATAGTCTCCATTGTGATGCTGTTGCTGATGTTGCGCCAATGTTTAGTGTTTGTGTTGATCTTCCAGTTACTAAGTTACCTGCTACTGCATTACTTTGATATGTTTCCATAAACCCAGCTTGGGCTACAGTTGCATCAGTAGAGATTTCGTAGTTTTGAAATGGATTGTCATTTACAAACGCATCTATATCTTGGTTAAGATCAGTTGCAGTATTTGCTATGTACATGTTACTAAACGTTGGCTTTTGTGTGTTAGCCGCAGTAAAGAAACATCCGTTAAAGACACCAATAGTTTTACTATTAGCGGCCCCAACTGTCATATATCCAGCTGCAGTTTGAACCTGCGTGCCGAGAAATATGTTAGTCGCGTTGCCATTGTCGATTTTATACTTTGACTGTCCAGATGTTGCGGGACCATTGCCCAAAACACTAACAGGTGTAAAACCCATTCCGGCTACATTTCTATTTGCCATGTTATTTATCTCCTTATGAACCTACCGCGTGAACGGCCTCCAGTTCGGTTAATTTAATTCGTTGGAGAAAGAAATAACTTTTATTTCTTACTGCCACCGAAGCTTTTGCTAGAACGCTCGACACTCATCGGCATTCTTCTATCTTGATCCCTAAGCAAGTCGTTGTTTACTGCTTCGTCTTGAGCATCTGTTTGTTTCCTTTGATAGTCTAGACGTTGTTTCGCGAGTTCTTCGGGTATCCTTGCCAAGACAAGGCCTCCTACTCCAATTACTCCAGCGTATTTTCCGTCTTGTACTACTGGAAAGTCAGAATCTTCATACTGATCAGCTCTCACTAATTCGTATCCGGCTCTAAGTCTACCATGTAAATTTTTGGTATCTTGGAAACCCATTGATTCTACTCTTATCCATCTATGTACAAAGCCGTCTGGCGCTGCAGGTGCATCGAGTGATGAAGGTGGCTTATACTCTTTAGGTCGTTCAGTTTTGTCCCTAGTATTAGCCGCACGAGAAGTATTATTTATTGTTTCTTTTGTCATATGCTTATGCTCCTTCCGTGAGTTTTAATTGTTTTGCATATTCTTCGAGTGGCACTCCTAATTTTTTAGCTATTGCTACCTGTGAAGAAGTGAGTCTCACAGTTTTGCGACCAGG